CAGTCAGTAAGACTTGGGTAATTCAAAACAGTGCAGGTTATCAAGTAACCATATCTCAAGGCACAGGTGCAAATGTCGTGATTCCGAATGGCGGAATCAAGATGGTTGTTACCGATGGTGCTGGAGCTGGAGCAGCAGTCACCGATGTATTAGACATGACAGGCGGTACAGGCAATGTTGGACTAGGTTCTGGCTCACTCGGTACAGCAATTACGACAGGAACGGATAACGTAGCCATAGGTGATTCTGCAATGGATGCAGTCACCACAGGATCGGACAATGTTGCAGTGGGCGATGTTGCAATGGGTGTAAACACAACAGGGGCTGGAAATGTCGCAGTGGGAGCAGATTCACTAGATGCTAATACAACGGGTGATTCAAATGTTGCTCTTGGTAAATCTGCGCTTAGTTCAAACACAACAGCAGACAACAACGTTGCTGTTGGAAGGTCAGCTTTATTTACAAATACAACGGGAACATCAAATGTAGCGGTTGGTTATCAAGCCTTAAATGCGAATACGACTGCCAATAACAACACCGCAGT